TCCGGTATTATCGGTTTGCGCCTGAATAGTCACTCGCTTACATGCGGTTGACCCTGCAAGTGCTTCATCCGTTCCTGCGGTCGTTATGGTCTTTACTCCGTGTGCGATTCCTGTTATGTATTTACTTGCGGTTGATGTGTCAATATTGTCCAAAACGGTGTTATCAGTAGCGCTGAGATTTGCAGTTACCGTTCCCGTAATGGCAGGGAGAGACAAAACATCCACATCCCCTATATTTACACCTGAGTTTGCAGCAAGTTTACCTATGGCTGCTGATCCTGTTTGGAGGGTTGACTGCACCGCAAATGTGCCAGAGTTTTTTACATTACCTATCTCTGCTACTCCAGCTGCTAATTTTCCAATCTCATTTGTTCCAGCTGCAATCACAACCGAACCAGATGCAATTTCAACATACAAAGAACCAGCTGAATTTACCTGAAATGGAGCATAATCCCCATCTGCAACAGCCAGCGTTGCTAGAACGTCATTTCTAACAGCCAAAGACATAACTCCTACGTCTCCTGATGTGTGTGCTGCATCTTCTGCTTTACCTAAGTTGGTTGCTCCTGTCCCTGGCGTAATCGATCCTGAAATAACAGTTTTTAAAGCATCATTTGTATCATCCACCATCGAATCGCCGTCTGGTGTTTCAAAATCAACAGGTTTTACAAGCATTGCTTTCGTTGTCTCATCTCCAAGCACTACAACATCAGCGCCTGTTGTTTCTCCTTTTACTAATAGTCCTTTAACGAAATTGTCATCTATTGGTACACTTGCCATATATTTTTAAACAAAAAAAACTCAGCTATAATAAGCTGAGGTAATATCCTCGTACAGATAATATGTAAATTATATCATTAAATACCCTCTAGTTTCTGCACCTTTTTTATGCGGCGATTAAGTACAGACTCTTTCTTTTCAAGTATCTCCTGTTTATCTCTAAGTGCAAGTCGTTGTTTTTCTGTAACTTCCTTGTCCTTTAGAACGACAGCTTCACGTTCAGTCAGTTCCTTATTCCTTTTTTCTAATTTTTCTTGATACTCATCAAGCTCATGTTTTATCTCTTCCAGCTTTTCAACAGACTCTTCACGGGCGGACAATTGATCTTCTTTTTTATTAAGGTCTTGACGTATATCTTCAAGCTTTGAACTTGATCGTTGAATAGTAACAATATCCTGATTCTGTTTTTCTGCCTGATTCTTTAATAATTGTTCTTTATTGTTAAGATCGATCTGCTTAGTGCCAAGTTCGTTATTTATAGCAACCTGTTGGGTCTTTTTCTCTTCAATACGTTCCCATTCGCCACTAATTTTACTCAGCTCATTTACAATTACAGAGATGTGATTTGCTACTTTTTCTATATCTTTTAATATTTCTTCTTTATTCATACGGTGAGTTCATCTTTAATAATATTTTCCTTATCAAGTGCTGGGTTTTGTTTTATTCCTCGTTTGTGAAGTAAATAATCGGCTAGATTGCTTTTTATGTGTTTTGCAATGACCGGTAGGTGATATGATATTTCGCGGGCTGGTGCAGTGAAGGTCTTAGGTGACATATTGCCATCTATGTCATATTGTACGGAGAAGTCTTTTATATCGGGATTAAATACACCTACTTTGTCGTCTTGCATGTTTCATTTAATGATTCAAGTTCGTCAAGGATAGCGCCTATTATCTCATGAACATGCTTTGATGTCATCCTACCCTCAACCTCAAGCTTCTTGAACGTGGGGAGATATGATCCTGCTGGAAACGTGAAATTGAATATAGCGCTTACTTTACGTCTTAATTCTGTCATTTTGATATTCTGGCAACTGCTTTATCTTTATTGATCGTATGACTTTTCTTATGTCCTGCAAGTGCTACGGCATGAGAGGTCGCAAAATCACACTCAGGATAATCACATTTAAACTCTTTTTTATTAGTTTCTTTATCTTTTTTACTATTTTTATTTGGTTCATTTTCAAAGACTGGTGGAGCTGATACTTTACCCTTTGACTCTTGTACTCCTTTGAGTACATCGTCAAATGTCTGAGGGATATTATCTTCAACCGACTCCTGTAGCTCATGATCTATACCGTATTCATTTTCCACTCCTACGTATAATGTAGCTAATATGTCTGTTTGCTCTTTTGTGGACTTATTAAGTAGGGGTGTCTCAAATCTTTCCTGCTCTTTGAATTTATTCATTGCGTCCAAACCCTTTTCAATTCTTTTTTCATTGCGTTCAACTACCGCCTTGTCTGCCTCGGATATTATCAAATGCTCATACATCTCACGGATATATTTTTCTGCAATATATCTTATGAGAACTGAATCATCATTAGCCCTTACGCGAAATAGCTTTGTTCCGTTTTTTCGGTCCCATTCTATAACGTAGTCTTTATCGGTTGGATTGTGAACGCGTAATAAATCTTGAGATCGTCTCTCAAGCTCCATTTTGTATGTGCTTTTTGCCATATTAGTTTGCTACCTCAACTTTTGGATCTTTATTTTTCTCTACTAATTCGTCAAGATAAAGCGCCCGTATACGTGGTACTTTCTCCATAGCATAGATTATTTTATCGACTTGAGCTCTCATTGTAGGAACTTCATCGACAATAATCGATATTTTATTTTGTTTAAGAAAGTCAAGGAGAAGATCAGATGCAGGTGTTCGTTTTGTCTCCGGTTGTACCGGTGGTGTATCTTTAGTCATACGGTATTTATTATACCATATTAGTTTCCTGAATCTACAACATCACCATTTGATGATATCGGATTCCATATACAGTAGAGGTCAAGAACTCCCGCAGTTACATTTGCTGTTTTTACCGTTAATATAATGTCGTTTCCATTGAGAAGGTATAAGGGAAGGTTGTCAGCTGCCGCAGCTTCTTCACCTAAAATAGCATAGGAAGCGTTTGCCGCGTCATTGATCCATATTTGATCTGCATCTATTTGCGTAGCTGTCTCTATAGGCATGAATATGGCGGTGTCGCCGGTGATACCTACCTCGATTGTCGCAGATGCACCAGTAAGTAATGTACTACATACTGCAACTACGCGAGCTTGAACAAGACCAGTAACCGTAAATATTGCAGCTCCATCAAGTGCTCCGGCATCATCACCCCATGCATCAGTAGTGCCGCCGGCAAAAGTTATCGTCTTTTTAGTTATTAGGCCAAGATTTGTGATCGGCACAAAGTTACCGTCTCGACTATATGAAGAAGTCATAGTTATTTATTATATTTTTTATCGTATTCTGCTACGAGATGGAAGTCAGGATGCTCACCATCTAGTCCCCGAAGCCATCGAACATCATAGCCTTTGTAGAAACCTGCATCTAACAACGTCTTTTTTTCTTTCTTGGTCGGCTTTTTTTTTACAGGAGCTTCTTTTACAGGAGCTTCTTTAGCTTTTGCTTCCTCAGTTGGTTTAGTTATATCTTCTTTCATATTATGTTGCGTTTACAATTACTAATCCTTGATTTGCGGTGTCTACTACAGGGCTATTAGTAAATAGTCGTGTGTAGTTATTTGCAAGATCAGTTGCGCCTCTCCAATTTGAATTGAGCAAATAGATGTCGCCGTTTCCTGATGTGGAAAGATCAAAGCCAATTGTTAAAGTTGTCGAACTTGATCCGTCTGGATTCATAAATTCACAACCTTCAAGCTTCAAGAACCGTTCATAACAGTTTCCTGTGTCGGCTTTTATCCATAATGCGCCTGCATTATCTGCAAACATTGGGAAGTCGACATTGGTAAATCTCGTTCTTGCACAAGTTCCAGTAAGTTCGAGTGATGCATTGGCCGCACTTCTTGTTACCGTATCAAGTCCAATTGTTGAATTTGAAACCTGAGTTTCATCTGCACCTGTAATTACGAGTGACCGTCCTGCAGTATCACCTCCGGTTGTTGCATGACCGATACCTTGGAAGTGAACGTGATCGAAAGAGTTGTATGCCGCTGTAACATTTACCAAGACATTTACATCGTTAAATTGTGCAATGGAAATATTGGTGAATGAGCAGTTAGTTGCAGATACCGTGAAACATGGTGATACTACCGCTGATCCAAAGCTCATTCCATTTCGTGGATTGATCTTTCGGAGTGGTCCATTACCAACAATGTGAGTTCTTCGTTTGTTCCAGTCAATAGCCGCTGCCTCTGTGGTTCGGCCCGTAGAGCTTGTGGATGCAATTATCAAAACATCATCTTGATCGGCAGTCATAACAGAAAGGGCTTTTGTTACGGTTTTGAACGCGTCATTTGCTGAAGTTCCACTATTACCTGTGTCAGAACCTGCACCCGGATCAACATAATATATATCACCCACACTTGGAAGCCCAAGCATGCCTGCAATATGTTCTGGATAAATTTTTAGTCCCCGCGCAAGTGCTGGGATGTGTTTTGCTGCTCCTCTAATCATGATAGTATTTTAAAATATTAACTTTATTGTTCAATTCTTAGATATACCAGTTGGTATTCATCTGCTACTCCTACTGCTGGACCGCCTGTTGCAAATGATAGTTCAGTTGCTGCATCGGTTCCTTCTACTTGTCCAGCTGCACCTGCTCCAAATGTTAGGGGTTCTCCCAGATTTGCTGCGGCTTCATCATGCCATACTGCGCATGCTCCCCATGTTTGAATCATGAAAAAGTAATCTGCGGTAACGTCTATATTTGCAACTCCTACGGGTACATCATTTTGTGACGTATCTGCGGGAATAATTACATCTTTAAATCTATTTCGGATAAGGTCTACATTAGTTTCTGATAGTGCGCCTGCTTCAAGAATTTGCTCACCTGCTCCAAGATAAAAGGTTGCAGGGTTAGCGCTTGCATCATATGCAGCGTGTGCATCAAGAGGATGCAAATGACCTTCACCCGTTCCGTCTTGAATAACGACATATCCATCTCTGTATTGATCTTTTGTAACTGCGGTTGCGCCAAGTGTGATAAGAACCTTATCATCACCTATTGCAGGTGCAGTATTAAAGCTCATATTATCGTGAGCTGCAACTATTACTGGTGATACGTTTACTTTACCTGCACCAAGTGCAACTGCGCCATTTTCTGCGTATTTCCATACGCGACCGGTTGAACCTTGTGCGTAAGGAGTACCGAGTGCTACTGATTGTGTTGACTCTTCGTCATGGTAATGTATTGGGCTGATGTTCATATATGTATATTAAATATTAGTAATTAGACACCTGTAATGCTGTGTAATTGTCCATTCATTCGGAAGTTCTTGCCGTACATCTGTCCGATGACATAAAAGCGTGCAATTGTTCCTGCCGAATTTGGCATCATTTGTGGTTTTTGATAGAACCATCCATTAAAGCTTGATGGTGCTTCTTCTCCTGCTATAGACTCATAAGCATCCATGCTTCCAAGATCGACCTTTGACAACATACCTTTGTATTCATCAGGTACGATTGTGCGTCCCATCCATCCAAATGTTTCTTCGTTGTTTTTGTACCAGACTCCGGTTGTTGCGAACTTATCCTTAATAGTTGCTCGTCCACGATGTGAAAGGTATGTAAACCCTCCATTTGCTCCAAGTTTGCCTTGTGCTACTGCACCATCTCCTCGTACTGGCATCGTTGGAAATCCGCTTGCGTTGTAGTTTGCTATAACCGATGGATCAAGAAGTTGTTCAAACAGACTCCATGCGGTAAATGTCGTTACATTAATATTAGGTGATCCAAGCATGTCTCCGCTTATTGATACTGCATCATCAAGTGTTCCTAATTTTGAGAGACTAAGTACCCCGTTTGAGGTTGTGTATGTTCCATTAAGTGCGGTGTAGGTGGTTCTTGATTTTCCACCGATTGTACCTGCATTTGTTCCATTATCAACAATCGCCTGCAATCCGTTTGGTCGATCACTTGAACCGGTTGCATATGCTGCGGTTGCAACATTTCTCAAAGCTTCTTGTGCTGCTTTTTGATATTTAAATGCGTCAAGTGGAATAGTACCTTGTGATCCTGCGTTTGCAAATGACTCAAGCATGATAGATACCTTTGGCTGAGTACCTGCAGTGTGTGCGTAAGAGAGAGTGATGGTGGTATCTTCTGCCGCTGAGTTTAGATCCTCAATACCGGTAAACCATTCAAACTGTGTAGAATTTTGTATATCAAGTGTAAAATCTGCTGTCTTTCCTTCAAACGGTCCTTGATCCCCCATAAATGGTTGACCTTTTCCCATAAGTCGTGAGAAATATGTCGGTCCTTCTAAAATATTATCAACAACCTTACCATGAAGTTTTCGTTCTGTCGTATTATCAATTCTATTCGAGTTTGTGATACCGTCCATATATGTATAAATAAATTTTAAACAAAAAAAAGCCCCAACCCACAAATTGCGGTGTTGAGGTAATTCCTCTTAAAGACAAAAAAAATCAGCCCCATACGTTGGTAGCTGAGATATTATTCTCTTGATTTCTAATTGAAAGTATATTTCATATAAATACTGTTGTCAAGAGTATTTTATGTAGCAGAATCTGCTGCAATCTCCAAAAATGATTTGCCTCGTATTTCCTTGTTAGAAAAGGCTCTGCTATTTTCCCGACTTGCCGTACTTCCTGATATAGGAAGGTCCGCTCCCGGTACTCCACTCAAAATTGATGGATTTGCAAGCAACGCATCTTGAACGGTTGGTGTATATTCTATTCCACTCTTTTTATTTTCGTCTATCATCTTTCCTATTTGTTGGATGAGTTTTTTACGAGATTGTAGCCCTTTGTCATTGGTGTTATTTGCATCTTCAACTTTTGGCACCTTCCCCATACTTGATAATGACTCATACTGCGAGTGCCAGTCGGTTATTATAGAGTCGATACGTTCCTGTCGTTGTTTTTCAGTCTCTGCAGTTTGTGACTCTTGATCGTCTTTCTCTGCTTGCAATTGCTCTTGCACTTTTTTATTTATAAAGCTCTCCAGTTCTTTTGGATCTTTCGGTAATTCTTCTTTAGCCTCTTCCTTTGAAAGTCCAAGTGCCTTACCTATTCTCTCTACAATACTTTGAGATACGGTGTTTGATACCGACTCAGTAACATCTTTTGATATATCTTCTTTTAGTTTATTTGCAGCATCGGTATCTAATGTAGGAGCTACTGGTGGAGTAGGAGGTGTAGGTGTCGTAGGAGTTGCCGGATTAGGTGTCTCTGTTGGTTTTGGTTCTACTGCGGGGGCTGTTGGGGTTACTTGAGGTTTTTCCTCTGTTTTACTTTCTGACATGCGTTTATTATATCACAAATTTTATCCACCAAACATACTTGATATTGCATCTACACCACGACCCATTAAAGATCGCGGGCTCCCTTGTGGAGTCACTGGCATATCTTGTGTATTTCCCGGTGATGGTTTTTGTGTAGGTTGCGCCATTCCACCTTGTGGCTGTTGCGTCATTGCCTGCTCATTTCTCATTCTTATCTCTTCTGCGATATCGGGGATCTCCTCTTTTTGTACGTATTTCTTATAGTACAACTCCGGTTGAGTTTGGAATAGAAATAGTTTTTCAGCTCGGTCCTCTGCATCTATTCGTCCGGTATCTTTGAAAAATGACAGTGGATCTATAAAACCCAATGCTGCCTCTTCCTTCGCTTGGCGTTCTCTTTTGAGCTTATCCGTTCCCGATGCAGTGACTTGTACCTCCATACCGTCCTCGATCATGTCATATGCAAGCCTATCTAGTGATTCTTCACCTATTTTCCCTAGTAATGCCTCAAAATGTTCTTCGGTATATCGAAGCTTCATCATATGTACTGTAGCCTCAACCATTTGTATTGTTATATCAACGACAGTTGCATCCGCAAGCTCATCTGCCGAAGAAAATGAGGACTCACGAGCTATCTGATTTGTTGTTGCAGTATCTGACTCTATCTCGCCTCTTACCGCACCCGATAGATGCAACTTCTCCATAATTCGGTCTCTATTTCGCACAAGATCACCATACATCTCCCGTGATGGCTGTTCTTTCTGAAGGTATGTATGAACTTGTCGTAGATCTCCATCAACCACGATATCTTCATTCGGATCGTCCAAATCCATTTCACGCACGGTTTCTTTTTTAAGTCCCGATAAGGTAGAGAATACGTGCTTTCCTTGTGAGCCATCTATCATCCGTGTTATTTGGATAAGTCGATAGTCGTAATTGTCCTGCATGGGTAAGTTTTCTTCGATGCGAGATGTTGCATCATAAGCCATTTCTCCGTATTGTTCAAACCCCGCAAAGATAAAAGGCTTTCGTGGCTTACCAAAGAAATTTCTGAATACTTTTTTAGTTTCTAGTCCGGGTAGATTATTTCCCAGCATAGCAATTTGTGGGATCATTTCATCTGGCACTGGTTGGTTGTTATAAAATAACTTTTCTTCACCCTCCCAATCCCAATTTGGATTTTTACGCTTATCAAGTATATCGCTGCCAAGTTTCCATAATAGTCCAGATAGGAATTTATACTCAGGATTCTCTGGGTCAAACTCCTCAGCTTTCTCGGACCAATCAAACCAAACTTCTGCAAGTTTTATATTATATGCCAATGATTTCTCTTCTTTATCTGAATCATAATGACCCTTCTTCTCAGCATATTTCTTAAGTATCTCTTCCTTTTTAGGAAACAGCATAATCCATTCTTTGAGTGATTTTTCCACATAATGTATGATGATCTTCATTTTCTCCTGATCGTTTTCTGTAGCGGTAGAATCGACAATTACATTTTTAGCCAAAATATTTTCAAACACAACATCGCCACGACTTCCTTGATTTGGTTCCCATCGGTACTTAACGACTGCAGTATAGTCAAGTGGATGATCTCTAAATGCGCGTGTTAATATTTTCTTTAGTTTACGTGGGGTAAGTACCGCCTCTGCAGATTTTGTTATAGCATCTGCTGTCTTCTGTTTATTTTTATCGTTTTTCGTCCCTGCGGTAATGACGATATCGGGAAGCCGAGAAAGTACAAGAGGTCGTAGATTGTCCTCACCTTCTTTTATGACGTTATCCAGCACCTTCTTTTGACCACCGTACAACTTTATATCATCACGATCTTCAAGTTGTTTGCCAAAATAATACTTTCTGTTTCTTTTCCTTCGTTGGGTAAGTTTGATATCATCACTTTCAAAATATCCTTTTGCCTTCTGTTCATACGCATCGATAAACTCTACAAGAAGCTTATCATCCACATCAAGGGTGAGTTCTGGCGGCGCATCTGATATGCTATCCTGCAAATCTTTATTGGTTATTTCTTCTGAATTATCCATATATTATGCACAAAAAAACTCCACGAAACATATGTTGTGTCGATGGAGTATATCTCCTAATATTCTATTTATTATATCACGCACTAATATACATACCTCTTAATTTTCACTGTTGAAAGAAACGCATAGTAATGATTGCATTCCTCTCGATTTCCGCCATTGTTAAATGCCGTACCCTTACATTTTAGGGCAGTACTCGGCTCATATGGGTGCATACCCGGTACCACGTGCATCACTGACCCCGTATATTGCAGTACTGGTATTCTACAATGGAAACAATAGAACATATGCGGTATCCCCTCATTATTCAATTCATCTTCTTCTAGTATCACGGTTATAACTCTCTTGTGCGTTTTTAGTGGTTTCATTTGTGGAATTTATTAATGTTAATCATGTTGGTATGAGTTGGTATGGTCTTGCCACGAATCTGTCTTTTGACTCCCCCTAGGCTTGCATCAACCCATTTTATGTGCATAAGCATATATCTCAATGCATCAACTGCATGGTCTTCTGTATCTGTGTCCAAATCTTCTGAATTATTTTCATCCTTTACCATTCCCGGAAGTGTACGAATGAGATTTACACATGAATCCGAAAACATCATGTAAGGCAATCCGTCAGGAGCTATTGAAAGCCAATTTTTCACAACAACCCAACCTGCAACCCTATCATTATTTGCCGCAAGCAATGTCACGTCTTTCTCTTTGAATTGGCTGGCAATTGATCTCGATCCGTCATCAAGTCTATGAAACATCTTGGGATCGGCTCTATTATCTTTAAATTCATCCAAATTCACTGATTTTTTTATTATCTCAGCCCATTCATGAGGTTGTTTCTCATTGTAGTATAACTCTCTATATACCCATACTCTATTAAATTTATGTTCTTCCAAGTTGGTGGAATCTATATATTCCACCTTCTCAAAAGCACCTGCTAGAAAACAGAACGGACTTGACATCCCCCAGTCACAACCACTATATTTTATTAATTCTTTTTTTGGTTCAAAATGATCTACTATATGATACTCTCTTTTATATGTTTTGAAAAACTGACCTGCGAATATATTCCAATTCCCATGCCTCCATGCCTCGTATAGATCAGGATCTTTATCTTTTAGTGCTTCAAGGATGACTATGTATTGTGGGTCAATATCTTGGATAATAGGATTATCATCAAGTGTGGCGTGAATAAAAACTCTCCCTAATTTGTATCTCTTTCCTTGTACGTCGTAATGGAAATAATGAGGCTTCCCCCATTCTCCTATGTCTATGAATCGTTCTTTGACCCATATATGACCTACTCCTCCGGGATTTGTAGTATTGAACATCTGTGGTCGTATCTCAGGTATGGTTGACCTGCATGATCCCATTATCTGAAGATAGTATATTTCACGTGGAATTTGTGTAAGTTCTTCTATTAATATTCTTTGATACTCATGCCCCAGATACTTTTCATAAGATTTTCTATCTTTTAAATGTCCTGTTCTAAAAATTGCGCCACCGGGAAATTCAATACGTGCAGGCTGACCTAGAACTCTTGCTCCGTATCTCTTATACATATGACTTGCACGGTCAAGCCAATCATTCAAGTCATCTGCATTTTTTCTTAATACTAAACATCTGTATCTTGGATGGTGAATATATAATCTATCTTCATCGCCTATTTCATCCTTTGGTAATTCTTCCCCTAGAAGCCACACCATACCCGCATCTGTCTTTCCCGGACCACGCGCTCCACCAAAGAGAATTTCAAATACTTCACTTGCTGGATGTAAAAGTGCCTCTTCTTGTTTGGGAAATGGTTTCCATATTTTCATTATTTACTGGCATGTTTTGGCTTATATATTATTGGAGCCTCTAATCTTTCACCATCGGATGTTATGTCTGACTTATCAATAGTTTGAATACCAAGCATCCCTAGCTTTTCTTTCCACATTTTCCAATCTTTAGCGCCTGTTGTTTCCATCTTATTCATGGCGTCTTGTATTCCTTCTTTTATTGCTTTTTGAGCTTCTGGTAGTTTTTTCCATTGAGTTATAGTATTTTTATCAATCCCTAATACTTCTCCTATTTGTGACCAATGAGAAGATGTCCCCGACTTCAATGTTTCAAGGAATGCTGCAAATTCTGCTTGTTTGTACGGTTTTTCTGGTTTTTTTGATGCCATATTTTTATACAAAAAAACTCCACACCTAAAAAATAGGTTATGGAGTATATCTCCTTATTTAACAGTGGACTTGGCGGGAATCGAACCCGCGTGTCAGTATGATATTTCTATCAATTTGATCGAACCTATCAAGCCCTATCTAAAATCTTCTTTTACTGCTTCCCAGAGTACATCACAAAGTTCATATGCTTTTGTTGTTTTGTTTCCATATTTAAATTCAATTCCATAATCCACTAGTGATTCACTCGAAAATTCTTTGAATTGTATTGTCATATCTGGCATATGTTTGTAATCTCTCCCATCACCCAAAAACTCAATCATCTGACCGATTGAGAGAAGTGGCAAGTCCCTTTCTTTCCCTTCTCCGTCAGTACCACAAAAATAAACTTTATCGGGCTTAGCCTCCTCAGCATCATGTGGACTATCCAACTGTCCATAAAATAATTCCCTATTTAAATCTTTTTTAAGATATTTATCTCCTCGTACTGGCGTCCACCATTCAATCAATCTGTCTGACCCTTTTTTAGATAATTCATTTAATTGTTCTATTGTTATATGTTGTTTCATATTAAAATTTAATAGTTAAAATCTCATACTTGCCTTTGAGCAAATGACGTATCATAAACTCTAAGGCAGATATCAAATCTTACCCCTTTTTGCCAACCTGTAATTGTATTTCAATATAGAATCATTTTTTATGGCTTTATCCCCGCCAAATTGTTTTCTTATTTTCTTAGCTTTTTTGCTATTCATTCTTATCTGGTTTAATTTTATCACGTAATGTATCTGTCATTGCCTGCTCTCCTGCATATTTTTCAGGGTTTCTCGATTTGTCGATATCTTTTAAACTTGATCGTTTGACCGACCCTATTGAGTCTTGTATATCATCATCGGGCAGTTCAATAACAGGTCGCACCGGAGTATTACGGGGAAGAGTATAAAATCGCACTATCTCATCCTTACTGTCTTTGGTTAAATCAGATCCAAGTATTGCCATTACTAAATCGTATATTTGTTTGTTCATTTGTGTTTTCCTCCTTTACTTTTATTTCTATTCCACCAGCCTTTTGTATCCTTCCACGTGTATTTGGCATTATCTATCATTTTTTTAGGGACACTCAATCCTTGACTGCCATACTCTTCGACATATTCCTTGCTTATTACTCCATCTCGAAACGGCTGTATTATGTCTCTTCTATATTCTCTGCGCTGATCTTTAATATTATTTGTTGAAAACTCAGGGTATCGTCTGGGCTTTGAGATTGACGATTCCTTCTCCTGACAACTACTACAAGGCAACAAGCCTAGTTCGTTATCTTGTATTGCTTGATTTTTCTGACATTGTGAGCATTTCATTTATTTCTTGTTTAATTTTCATATCTCTGCCTTCGTTAACATATCCACCTAAATAATCATGCGCTTCACCTAATGATATCCAATCAATATCTAAATTTAACGCTTGTAGAAAAATACCAAGCTCAATATATGTCATCTTTTTGATTTTTGGCGTATCTATAACTAATTCGTCAAGAATTTCTTTATTATTTTTTTTCATCAAATTCTGTAATTTCTTCCAATCTAATTTTAAGCCAGTTTGATATGGTATCCAAATCAAAAGGTTTTATCCGACCAAATTCATCTAGCGATGCTACATAGCGCATATCATTTGCACTCGAATATAATTTGCCAAATTCAAAACCAAAATCCTCTAATAGTTTACTTGTTTGTTTTTTTGTCATCTTCTTTCTCAACAGTAATAACATCACTTGTAATTATAGATATTGCAACTGATACGGCGTTTTTTATAGCTTCAATTGAAACGAGCGCAGGATCAACG